AATGTCCATATCCCCAACGCAGCGTAAATAAATAAGTAAACAAATGGTAATCCGCCAGAACGCACAGACGGCAGCGCGGGACCTACTCCACCCCCTTTCATGGGGGTGGTAGGTCTCACACTGCCGTCTTTTTTTGTTCTTGCGGACATGGCGGCTCTGGACGGATTCCAGCGAATCTGAAAGGAGCCAAACATATGACAACCAATGAAAAGCAGTACTACATCTATCTCCGCGCTACCAAGGAGCGCATCCCCGTCACCAAGGAGGAGTTCGACAGCTTCTACCGTGACATCAACGCCTACCGCCAGAAACAGCAGTACCACGGTCGCTGCGTTTGTCCCAAGAGCAAGATTCTCGACTGCGATATGGACTGCGCCACCTGTCCCTTTGTTCGTGCCGGGGACAACCTCTCCCTCGACTACACCGTCACCGACGAAGATGGCGGCGAGAAGTCCTGGGTCGATGACCTGGAAGACCCCGCACCCCTGGTAGAGGATATCGTTTCCAACAAGATGCAGCTCGACCAGATCCTCCACAGGATCAATGAACTGATGCCCCAGGCCATCCAGATCGGTCAGCTCCGCCAGCTGGGATACACCGACGAGGCCATTGCCACCGAAATCGGTGTGGGCCGTAAGACCTTCGCCTACCGCCTCAAAAAACTCAAGGCGACCCTGGCATCTGAGTTCCCGGAATATTTCTAAAAAAGTTTTCTCCGTTTTTTCCAAAACGGCCTCCTTATCCGCAGGGGGTAGTAGAAAGGGCAACCGACACTACCCCTTTCCCGGAGGTGAAAACAAATGCACGAGTTCGAGAACACGGCGGTGATGACGCCCGAGGAAGAGCTGGTTGACCTGCTCCTGGACTTCATCATCGTATCCGCAAACCTGGCAAAGAGCGTCAACCGCACCATCAAGCAGAAGCAAATCAAGGAAGGAGGCACCGTCAATGGGCAAAATCAGCGAATTGGAACTGGCAATCAGCGACCTGCGCAGCGCTGCGTCCACTATTAACGATGTGGCAAACACTCTGGCAGAGATGTTCAGCAGCGAGGATACTGCCGAACCCACCGCTGCCGAAGCACCCGTCGAGGAAAAGCAGCCGCTGACCAAGGACGAGGTAAGCAACATCCTCATGGGCATCTCCCGCATCAGCAGGGTGCACAGCCAGAAGCTCCGTGACCTTATCCGTAAGTACGGTGCCCACAAGCTGTCCGAGGTTGCCCCTGAACACTACGAAGCCATCCTGGCTGAAGCGGAGGTAATAAGAAATGGCGGGTAAGCACGCAATCCTGTCCGCTTCCTCTTCGGAACGCTGGATCAATTGCCCGCCCTCCGCACGGCTGTGTGAGAACTATCCCGACAAGGGAAGCGACTACGCCGCCGAAGGCACCGATGCCCACACCCTCTGCGAGTACCGTCTGAAGCTGGCTCTGGGGCTCCCCACCAAGGACCCTATCGAAGACCTGGGCTGGTACAACGAGGAGATGGAGGAATGTGCCGCCGCATACACCGCCTACGTGATGGAACTGGTGGAAGCCGCCAAGCAGTCCGGCAGCACCCCCACGGTGCTGATTGAGCAGCGGGTGGACTTCTCCCGATGGGTCGAGTCCGGCTTCGGTACCGCCGACTGTATCGTGATCGCCGACCACATCCTGAACATCGTGGACTACAAGCACGGACAGGGCGTGGAGGTCTCCGCAGTCGATAACTCCCAGATGAAGCTGTATGCGCTGGGCGCGCTGGAGATCATCGACTATCTCTACGACATCGACGAGATACAGATGACCATCTTCCAGCCTCGCAAGGGTAACGTCAGCGTTTTCCGCATCAGCCGTGAAGCGCTCCTGGAGTGGGCAGACGGCGAACTGACCCGGCAGGCACAGCTGGCCTTTGAGGGTAAGGGCGAGTTCTGCTGCGGTGAGTGGTGCCGGTTCTGTAAGGCAAAGGCTGAGTGCCGTGAGCGGGCCAACGCCAACCTGGCACTTGCCCAGCTTGAGTTCCAGCTTCCCGCTCTGCTGGACGATGAGGAGATTGCAGAGATCCTCGGCAAGCTGGATGCCCTGGTTTCTTGGGCTTCCGATGTGAAGGAATACGCTCTGCAACAGGCCATCAGCGGTAAGGCCTGGACCGGCTGGAAGCTGGTCGAAGGACGCTCCAACCGCAGATACACCAACGAGAACGCTGTCATCGCAGCAGTTGTGCAGGCGGGCTATGACCCCTTCGAGAAGAAGGTTCTGGGCATCACCGCTATGCAAAAAGCCCTCGGCAAAGCCCGCTTCGATGAGCTGCTTTCTCCCTACATTGAAAAGCCGCAAGGCAAACCCACTCTCGTGCCGGAGAGCGACAAGCGCCCGGCCATGAACACTGCCAAAAACGATTTTATGGAGGATTTTTAATATGTCTACTACTGCAAACAAGGTCACCAATCCCATGAAGGTCATCACCGGTCCCGACACCCGCTGGTCTTACGCCAATGTCTGGGAGCCCAAGAGCATCAACGGCGGCACTCCCAAGTACAGTGTCAGCCTCATCATCCCCAAGTCCGACACCAAGACGGTCGCCAAGATCAAGGCGGCAATCGAAGCCGCCTATCAGGAGGGTCAGTCCAAGCTGAAGGGCAACAGCAAGAGCGTGCCTCCTCTGGCTGCCATCAAGACCCCTCTGCGTGACGGCGATATCGAGAGACCCGACGACCCCGCTTATGCCGGTTCCTACTTCATCAACGCCAACTCCGCCACCGCCCCCGGCATCGTCGATGCAGACCGCAACCCTGTTCTGACCCGCTCCGAGGTCTACTCCGGTGTGTACGGTCGCGCAAGCATCAACCTGTACGCTTTCAATTCTAACGGCAATCGCGGCATCGCTTGTGGTCTGAACAACCTGCAGCTGATCCGTGCCGGTGAGCCTCTGGGTGGCAAGGCCAGCGCCGAGTCCGACTTCGCAACCGACGACGAGGACGATTTCCTCTCCTGATAACCATCCCCCTGGGTGGCGGAGCAATCCGCCGCCCTATTGGGGCACTTGAAAGGGTGACAATAATGACAACTTTAGAAAAATATATGCAAAACGAGCATACGGGCAGAGAAAACGCCATCAAGAGCAAAGCGCTCGAAGGCATCTTCCACTGTAAGGGTAAGGCAATCCGCCACATGGTGAACGAGCTGAGATGCCACGGCGTTCCCATCTGCTCCTGCAACCAGGGATATTACTATTCGACCAACGCATCGGATATCCGGGATACCATCAACCATCTCGCAGGGCGTGCTAACAAAATCATAGCCGCACATGACGGGATGGAGAAATCTTTACCAAGGGACTCAGAAAGCTATGAAAAACCTATCCATTGATATCGAGACCTATAGCGATCAGCCGCTCCCCAAGACCGGCGTGTATCGCTATGTGGAGTCTCCCGTATTTGAAATACTTCTTTTTTCCTACAGCGTCGACGGCGCGCCTGTTCAGCTGGTGGATCTGGCCTGCGGCGAGATGATCCCCGAGGAGATCATCGCTGCGCTGACGGACGATTCCGTTCTCAAGTGGGCGTTCAATGCCACCTTTGAACGCATCTGCCTCTCCCGTTACCTGGGTCTGCCCACCGGGGAGTATCTGGAGCCGGACTCCTGGCGCTGCTCTATGGTATGGGCTGCCACCATGGGTCTGCCTCTTTCACTGGAAGGTGTCGGTGCCGTTCTGGGATTGGAGAAGCAGAAGCTGACGGAGGGCAAAGACCTCATCAAATACTTCTGCCAGCCCTGCGCCCCCACCAAAACCAACGGGCAGAGAACCCGAAACCTTCCGGCTCATGCTCCCGAGAAGTGGCTGGCTTTTAGAAAGTACAACATCCGTGACGTTGAGACTGAGATGGCTATCCAGACCCGACTGGCCAAGTACCCGGTGCCGGAGAGCATCTGGGAGGAATACCACATTGACCAGGAGATCAATGACCGTGGCGTAGCTCTGGATATGGAACTGGTGAAGCAGGCTATCCTGCTGGATGCCCGCTCCCGCTCCGAGCTTACCCAGGCAATGAAGGAACTGACCTCTCTGGAAAATCCCAACTCCGTGCAGCAGATGAAGCTGTGGCTTGCAGACAACGGTCTGGAGACAGACACCCTGGGCAAGAAGGCTGTGGCGGAAATGCTAAAGTCCGCCACCCCGGAAATGCGGAGGGTGCTGACCCTGCGTCAGCAGCTGGCCAAATCCTCGGTGAAGAAATACCAGGCTATGGAGACTGCGGTGTGTTCCGACGGTCGCGCCAGAGGTATGTTCCAGTTCTACGGAGCCAGCCGTACCGGGCGCTGGGCAGGTCGCATCATCCAGATGCAGAACCTGCCCCAGAACCACCTGTCCAATCTTGCCGATGCACGTGGCCTTGTCCGGGACGGTGACTTTGATGCCGTGGAAATGTTCTTCGACGATGTTCCCGACACACTTTCCCAGCTGATCCGCACGGCCTTCGTACCCAGAGAAGGAGCCAAGCTGATCGTGGCGGACTTCTCTGCCATCGAAGCCCGTGTCATCGCATGGCTTGCCGGTGAGGATTGGCGGCAGAAGGTCTTTGCCGATGGCAAGGACATCTACTGCGCCAGTGCCAGTCAGATGTTCGGCGTTCCTGTAGAGAAACACGGTATCAACAGCCATTTACGCCAGAAGGGCAAAATCGCTGAGCTGGCCCTCGGTTACGGCGGATCTGTCGGAGCCTTGAAAGCCATGGGTGCTTTGGAGATGGGCCTGCAGGAAGAGGAACTCCAGCCGCTGGTTCAGGCTTGGCGTGATGCCAACCCCCGAATCGTGCAGTTCTGGTGGGCGGTAGATGAAGCCGTCAAAAACGCAGTCATTTTCAAAGAGCGCACCCGCACCCACGGCATCTCCTTTGAGTGCCGGAGCGGAATGCTCTTCATCACACTGCCCTCCGGCAGAAAACTGGCCTATGTAAAGCCCAAGATCGGCACAAACAAGTTCGGCGGTGACTGTGTTACCTATGAAGGCACCGGCAGCACGAAGAAATGGGAGCGACTGGATTCGTACGGTCCTAAGTTCGTGGAAAATATCGTCCAGGCGACAGCGAGAGATATTCTCTGCTATGCCATGAAAACGCTCCGCTGCTGCTCCATCGTGATGCACATCCATGACGAGGTGGTCATCGAGGCAGATCCCCGAATGTCCATGGAGGCGGTCTGCGACCAGATGGGGCGAACCCCACCCTGGGCGAAAGGTCTGCAGCTCCGGGCAGATGGATATGAGACAGAATTCTATAGGAAGGATTAACGCTATGTTCGGGAAACGACTTGCTCAAACACGAAGAAACTCCGGCTATACGCAGATAGAAATTGCGGAAGCACTGGGTCTTTCAAAAGGAACCGTTGCAATGTGGGAAACCGAAAAGCGAGAACCGCAATTTGCCACACTAAAACGGCTTTCGATTCTGCTGAATTGCAGCATTGATTGGCTGCTGCAAGACTATTAACAAGATAAATGCGAGGTAATGACCTATGAGTATAAGCAAACTGAATGCGGAGCGGTATTCCGACCCCACCGCATATGAGGCGCTGAGCGCCATCGAAAAGGAAGAGAAAGCCCTCCGGGCGTTCCGTCCCATCGTGTACATCTGTTCCCCTTATGCCGGAGACGTGGAAAAGAACGTAGAGGCTGCCCAGAAATACAGCCGTTTCGCTGTGGACAAGGGTTACATCCCCATCGCGCCCCATCTGCTGTTTCCCCAGTTCCTCAATGACCGAAACCCCAAAGAACGCCAGCTGGGTCTGTTCTTCGGCAACGCCATCATGAGCAAATGCTCTGAGGTCTGGGTGTTCGGCAGCCGCATCTCTGCCGGGATGGAGGACGAAATCAAAAGGGCCAGATGGAAAAACTACCGTCTTCGTTACTTCACCGAAGACTGCGAGGAGGTGCCCCATGGCATTTAAGACAGACTGCGGCGGTATGGCTTTGACTGCCAACATAAAGGTATCCAACAAAGCAACCACCTGGAATACCCGTTTAAGTCAAATCGGTCGGCACGACAAGGCCGTCACGATCGTCACTTTCTCGCTGTGCGATTTCGAGTACATTTCTAAAATCGTATCCAAGCGAAAAGACGGCGCGGGCATCACCATCGTGTGTAACAGCAAGTATGAACCTAACGCGTGGCTGCTCAAGAAAGCGTTCCCGGAACTGCGGATGTATGTTTCTCCGTACGCCCATGCAAAGCTGGCCTTGATCGAACCCGAGACTGTATGGGTCTCCTCCGAAAACCTTGGCCATAAAAGTTCCACATTCGATGCCTCCGTCGGCATCCACAATGAGGAAGCCTATCAGCACTACCATTCACAAATTGAATGCCTGCTCAGAAGCAGAGACACGAAAGAAATTACGGAGGTATAAACCATGTTCACCCTTTACAGTGCAGATTTTATCAACGCTCCCGGCAACTGCTCCTATCCGCACAAGACGGAAGTGGTGGATGCTGCTTCCCTGGCTTCCGCTGTCAGCCGTGACTATGTGTGTGCCGAATACATGAACTACTACCGCAACGGCGAGAACTTCCTTGGCAGCGACTGTCTGCCCGTTGACTGTGACAACGACCACTCCGAGAACCCCGCCGATTGGGTCACTCCCGCTGATGTTCAGGCAGCGTTTTCCGGCATCACTTTTGCTGTCCATTACAGCCGCTTCCATATGCGTGAGAAGAACGGCAAGCCCGCTCGTCCCAAGTTCCATGTGCTGTTTCCCATCGACTGCATGACGGACCCCACCGCATACAGCGAAATGAAGAAGCTGGTCAACACCATCTTCCCGTACTTCGACACCAAGGCGCTGGATGCCGCCCGTTTCTTCTTCGGCACGGCAGATCCCAAGGTGGAGATCTTCTCCGGCGAGATGACCTTAAGCGAATACCTGTCCGCAGATGACTTCGATGCGGATATGCCCGAAGGCACACACGGCGGTATGCAGGTCATTGCAGAAGGCAGCCGTAACGCAACCATGTCCCGCTTCGCCGGTCGTGTCATCAAGAAGTACGGTGACAACGACACCGCCTTCGGCTGCTTTATGGAGGAAGCGGAAAAGTGTATCCCTCCGCTGGAACATCATGAGCTGATGACTATCTGGCGCAGCGCCCAGAAGTTCTATGCCAAGGTCCAGCAGCAGGATGGCTATATCCCTCCCGAACTGTATAACGACGACACCTCTTACAAGCCGGAGGACTTCTCCGATGTGGGACAGGCCGAGGTTCTGGCCAAGCACTTCTCCGGCGAACTGCGCTATTCTCCCGCTACCCACTACATCCGTTATAACGGTCGTTACTGGCAGGAAACCGAACCCGGTGCCCAGGCCGTTGCCCATGAACTGACCCGCCGCCAGCTGAAAGAGGCATCCAATGATATGATGTCTGCCATCGCCACCCTCAAGACCTGCGGTGCCCAGGAGCTTCTGGATAACCACAGCAAGGCCAAAGCGGAAGGCCTGATGAACGACGAGCAGCTGGAAGCCTATCAGGCATTCCTGGCAGCGAAGGCATACCAGGGCTATGTCATCCAGCGCCGTGCCTCCAAGAATATCACCGCCACACTGAAAGAGTCCCGCCCCATGCTGGAGATCACGCCCCAGGACCTGGACTCCAACCCCTACTTGCTTTGCACCCCGGATGCCACCTACGACCTCCGTCTGGGTATGGCCGGTGCCAGGGAGCATTCCCCGGAGGACTTCATCACCAAGACCACCACTGTATCCCCCGGTGACCGGGGCAAGCAGATCTGGCTGGACTGCCTGGATACCATCTTCTGCGGTGACCAGGAGCTGATCGACTATGTGCAGATGATCTGCGGACTGGCTGCTGTGGGCAAGGTGGAGGTGGAAGCTCTCATCATCGCATATGGCAGCGGTCGTAATGGCAAGTCCACCTTCTGGAACTCCGTGTCCCGTGTCCTGGGTCTGTACAGCGGTAACATCTCCGCCGATACTCTGACCTTCGGATGCCGCCGCAATGTGAAGCCGGAGATGGCCGAGGTCAAGGGCAAGCGTCTGCTCATTGCAGCCGAGATGCAGGAAGGCGCTCGACTGAACGACTCCACCGTCAAGCAGCTCTGTTCCACCGACGATATCTTTGCGGAAAAGAAGTACAAAGACCCCTTCAGCTTCTCTCCCAGCCACAGCCTGGTGCTGTACACCAACCATCTGCCCAAGGTCAGCGCATCCGATGACGGTACCTGGCGTCGCCTGATCGTCATTCCCTTCAACGCCAAGATCGAGGGCAACAGCGACATCAAGAACTACGGCGACTACCTCTACCAGAACGCCGGGGAGAGCATTCTCGCCTGGGTCATCGAAGGTGCCAAGAAGGTCATCGACCAGTGCTACAAGTTCCCGATCCCTGCCACCGTGCAGAAGGCCATCGATGACTACCGTGCTCAGAACGACTGGTTCGGCAACTTCCTCGACGAGAAGTGTGAGGTGGGCAGCGGCTACCGGGAAAGCTCCAACGCTCTGTATCTGGCATACCGCAACTACTGTGTGGAGACCAACGAATATGTCCGCAGCACCGCCGACTTCTACACAGCCCTGGAGGGCGCGGGTTTTGACCGCGTTAAGGTCAAGAACAAGCGCTTTATCAAGGGTGTGCGACTGAAGCCGGATGATGCCGAGGGCGAGGATTTCCTCAGCTGACAGACCACTGGGTTAACCTCGATTAAGGTCAAATACAAAAAATTCTCTTATAGGAAAAATTCATAAAAAAGCCCTAAGAAAAAGTCTTGTAAATGACCTTCAACGAGGTTAACCCAGGCCAAGAAAACTGTACAGGAGAACGCATTATGAGAGAACGACAAATCGAACAAAAATTATCCCTGATGGTAAAAAAGCGCGGCGGCATCTGTCCGAAGTGGGTGTCTCCGGGATTTGACGGGGTCCCCGACAGAATCGTACTGTTGCCGGAAGGTCGTATCGCTTTTGTGGAAGTAAAGGCTCCCGGCAAGAAGCCCCGCCCTCTCCAGCTGGCAAGGCACGCACTCCTTCGCCGCATGGGCTTTCAGGTATATGTACTGGATGACGAAAAGCAGATAGGAGGAATTCTGGATGAAATATGCGCCGCATGACTATCAGGCGTACGCCATCGACTATATCGAAACACACCCCATCGCCACGGTCTTTCTGGACATGGGTCTGGGTAAGACCAGCATCACCCTCACCGCCATCAAGAACCTGCTGTTCGACAGCTTCGAGGTGTACCGGGTACTGGTCATTGCCCCGCTGCGTGTGGCACGGGATACATGGACAGCTGAAGCAGATAAGTGGGATCACCTCCAGAGCCTAATCTGCTCCGTGGCGGTAGGCACCGAAGCACAGCGCCGCGCGGCTCTGATGCGGCCTGCCGACGTGTACATCATCAACCGCGAGAACGTCCAGTGGCTGATTGAGGAGAGCGGCATCAATCTGGATGTGGACATGATCGTCATCGACGAGCTGTCCTCCTTCAAGAACCACAACACCAAACGCTTCCGATCCCTGCTGAAGATCCGCCCCAAGGTCAGCCGCATTGTTGGCCTCACCGGCACACCCACCCCCAACGGCTTGATGGACCTGTGGGCACAGTTCCGCATCATGGACAGAGGTGAGCGCCTTGGACGGTTCATCACCAAGTTCCGCACCGACTACTTTGTGCCGGACAAGCGAAACGGTCAGGTCATCTACAGCTACAAGCCGCTGCCCTTTGCGGAGGAGGCAATCTACCGGAAGATCTCGGACATCACCATCTCCATGAAGTCCACCGACCACCTCAAGATGCCGGAGCTGGTGAGCAGCGAATACACTGTGCAGCTGTCCCAGGATGAGCTGGCGCACTACGAAGAGCTGAAGCGTGACCTGGTGCTGACCCTGGCGGACAGTGAGATCACCGCAGCCAACGCCGCATCCCTTTCCAACAAGCTGAGTCAGATGGCGAACGGTGCCATCTACGATGACAGCGGTGCTGTTATCCAAATCCACGACCGAAAGCTGGATGCCTTGGAGGACTTGATCGAAGCCGCCAACGGCAAGCCTGTCCTGGTGGCTTACTGGTTCAAGCATGACTACCTCCGTATTGCCGAGCGACTGAAGAAGCTGCACATCCCATTCTCCCGGATGGATGACTCGGACAGCATCGCCAGATGGAACCGTGGCGAGATCCCCGTAGGTCTGATCCACCCGGCCTCTGCCGGACACGGCCTGAACCTTCAGTCCGGCGGCTCCACCCTTATCTGGTTTGGAGTCACCTGGAGCCTGGAGCTGTACCAGCAGACGGTAGCCCGTCTCTGGCGGCAGGGTCAGTCCTCCAGCACCGTGGTGGTGCAGCACATCATCACAAAGGGTACCATTGACAACCGCATCATGAAAGCCCTCTCCCAGAAGGAGCATACCCAGACGGCACTGATCGATGCCGTGAAAGCGGACTTGAAAATCTGAGACAACCTATGACAATCCGTGCCAATCCGAGGGACTAACTTATCGGAGGTACGAACATGGACCCTTATCAGGCATTAGCCAACGCCATCGTAGAACTGGCCGTAAAAGACTACAAAACCGCCCTCAAATATCACTACCGCCACCCCCACAGGAAGGAGTACGCCGACGATGTCTCCAGGCTGGAGCGATTCTTCCGTTCCGGCTGGTACGGGATGCTGACCAACCTGGACGGTGAGCTTCTCATGAACGGTGTCCGCCGCATGGTGCGTCAGGAGGTGGCAGCATGACAGCCAGAGAGTATATGAACCAGGCATACCGCCTTGACGAGCGCATCCGCAGTAAGCAGGAGCAGATCGCTGCTTTGAACGACCTGGCTACCAAATGCACTGCCCACATGACAGGGATGCCCCGGAACCCCAACGGAGGCGGTTCCCGTTTGGAGGATGCGGTTTCCAAGATCGTAGACCTGCAGGAAATCATCGCCGTTGACATGGAAGCACTGGTGGAGCTGAAGGCAGACATCGTTGCTACCATCAAAGCCGTGGAGAACATCGACTACCAGCTGATTCTGGAGAAGCGGTACATCAGCAATAAGTCCTGGCCTGAGATCGCCGTTGACCTGGGCTACAAGATGCGCCGAACCTATGAACTGCATGACGCAGCTCTTGAAGAAATAAAAATTCCTGAGAAATATTTGTGAGCGCACTAAAACGCACTATTTTGCACTTCGGTAATGTAGTATCATTACAATAGCAAAAAAACGATACGGAGAGCCTTCGTGGGAGAAATCCCGCGAGGGCTTTTTTCATGCCCAAACGGAGGTGATGCACATGGGCTATCGAAAGGTTGGGTACCTGGAACAAGCCTGGTACATCATCAAGTACAAGCTGCACCAGCTGCTGCACAGGAGGTGAACCGATGCCAAGGAAACCGAAACGCCCCTGTTCCTATCCTGGCTGTCCCAAGCTGACTGACGGCAGGTTCTGTGAGGAACACGCCAAGCAGGAAGCAAAGCGTTATGAGAAGTATGACCGTGACCCCGACACCCGTCGCAGGTATGGCCGTGCCTGGAAGCGCATCCGTGACAGCTACGTGCAGCAGCACCCACTGTGTGAGCTGTGCCTGAAGGAGGGCAAGCTGATGGACACCGAAGAAGTACACCACAAGGTCCCGCTCTCTGAGGGTGGAACCCATGCAAGGGACAATCTCATTGCATTATGCAAGCCTTGCCATAGCAAGATCCATGCAGAGCGCGGCGACCGCTGGCATAACCACTGACCCGGTAGGGGGAGTCAAATCTCTGTGACCCTCGCCCTGGGTAACGGTGCCGGGGTCACGTGTTGGAAAATTCAAAAACAAACGGGGTATTAACCCCCATCCTTTGAGGAGGTGTAAACAATGGCGAAAGACGGCACAATGCGCGGTGGTCCTCGGCCCGGACAAGGTCGCCCCCGTAAAGCATTGGTAGACAAAATTCAAGACGGCACCGCAGACTCTGCTCGGGTCATGTCCGAACCTGCCGAGTTCGTGGGTGCTGATGTACCTCCCGTGAAGGAGTACATGAAAGCCACCCAGAAAAACGGCAAGGGTCTGGCGGCCCCGGAGATCTACGCGAACACATACGCATGGCTGCAAGCCAGAGGGTGCGACAAGCTGGTCAGTCCCCAGCTGATCGAGCAGTATGCGATGTCGGTATCCCGCTGGATTCAGTGTGAGGAGTGTATTTCCGAGTACGGCTTCCTCGCCAAGCATCCCACGACCGGCAATGCAATCGCATCGCCCTATGTGGCTATGAGCCGCGATTACATGAAGCAGGTCAATTCCACCTGGTTTGCAATTTACCAGATTGTGAAGGAAAACTGCTCTGTTGACTACAGCGGTCCCAATCCCCAGGACGATGTAATGGAGCGTCTGCTCCGGGCAAGGAGCGGTGGTCGCTGATGGTCATTGGAAAAATCACAGTAAGCGGCACGAATGCCACCGTTGACTGGAGTACCGAAATCCCCAAAGGTCTCGTCGGCGGCAAGGTGCATATCGAGTACACCGATGACATTTGGAGTGAACTGAATAAGACCGTTGTCTTCCGTGGTGCTGTCACCAGAGACGTTCTGGATAACGGCAACGAAGTCATCATTCCGGCAGAGGTGCTGTCCCGCTCCGGCACGAATCTCTTTGTCGGCGTTTACGGTACGGATGCGGAGAACGATTTGGGCCTTCCTACATTCTGGGCAAAGCTGGGTGTCATCCGCGATGCCGCCGATCCCGAGGGAGATCCCGCATCGGACCCAAGTCTGCCAGTCTGGGCAAAGCTGTTGGAGCGCACCCCTGACTGGCAGGCAGCACCCGGAAGTGATAACCACATTCTAAACCGCACCCATTGGAAGGAAGTGCGTGTTGGTCATAATGTCTACGACGGCAGCCTGGATGGACGAAAGTACATTACCCTGCAGGACGGCATGGATTATGTAAAAATAAGCGATACTGTTCTGACTGAAAAGGAACTGGTGGGTTCAACTATATTTTTGCAGTTAGCTACCGATCCCCCAGAACAGTTCACAATGGATATAACAGAGGATCTGATTTTTGATTTGCGCATAGAAGAAGGTGTTCCGGTCATTGCAGCACATGAAGCTGTCATGTGTGTTCAAGCGGACTTCACGCTTTTCGGTATGAATATTGAGAAGGGTGTATATTTCCTGCGTGGATCTGAGAACGGTGAACTTGTCGGCTATGTAAAGTCCATCTCCGCATTGCCTGAAAACGAGGAAGTCTACCACAAGTTAGACAGTCATTATCTGAATGCTGATTGGTTAGCTAACCGCAGTGAAGGTAGCGAAACCGTCCTATATGAGGCACAACAAGAGTTCTATTCCTACGGAGATTGCCGACAGACTTTCCCATTCGCCTTAGAACCCGGAGAGAACTATGTGGTTACCTGGGACGGAGAAAAACATGACTGTAAATGCATTTCTATCATGTTGGAAAACTTCGCTTTACCTTGCATGGGAAATATGCATTTCTTCAACGAGGAATACCCAGACACTGGAGAGCCGTTCGGTATTGTGAATGTCGCAATTCTTCAGTATAACCTTGGAACCCTTATCTATGGCAGGCCTACCAGCGATGACACTACGCATACCGTAGCCATTACACGTATCAGTAATGTGCGGAATAGAATTCCGTTTGTATATATGCCCGCCACTTATACATTTCCTTCCGATTTGCACTATAGCGGTGTTGACAACGAC